TTGAAAATTTTGCCGGGAAAAACCCACTGAGCCTGCCCAGAATTGTTCGTGCCCGCTGGCGCAGTGTAAGTTCCCATCAAATTCAAGTTCATGTCGTCTAAATAAGCGTTGATAACGCCCTGACAGACACGTTGAAAATCCGTTAGCCAGTAAGCAATACCATAACCATGCGCAGAATCTGGGGCGTCGCGGAAACAGAAGCCCAGAAACGGCGGACGGCCAAATTTATGGGGTTCATTCAGCAAAACGTACTCTTTTTCGAGAATCACGACGTGACGAGTCGCGGTCCAGTAATCAAAAATTTCCCATTTGCGCGCGAGAGGGTCTTGTTGAACCATTCCGCCGTAATTTTCCGGGTATGCCTTCTGCGGAGTTGTAGTTTGCTGAAAAATTGGGTTCCCGGTGTTCGCGCCCATCGTATCGAGTGGATTTGAACCCCCTTGATTCTGCTGTTGGGGCGTGGTTAGCTTTACCAACTGCTCACGAGTCGGAATTTTCCATCCCGCAGTGTTGCGCAGACCGTCAAGGTCGTAACTATTCGAATAAATTATGCGTCCAAACCACTCCGCAACACGCGGGTCGCCACGCCGAAGGTCAGGAGCATAGCGGGCACGACGAATCGGCACGTGTTCGAGCACCGGCTGATTAAATTCTAAGATGCCGATAGTTTTTTCCTCGATATCATCCATCTCCGCGTCGCTTATCGGATGTGGAATGGTAATCTGATTACCGTTTACACTGATTGTGTCGGCGTGAGTCTTCTGAACTTTCTTGATAATGTTTTGGCGCGTGGTTTTCCAACCATAATGACAGACACCAAACCCATAGAAGAGTCCGTCATAGGTAATCTGCCGCATTTCTGTCTTGGCCGAGACGCCTTTGTACCCGCAGGTCTTTAGTTCGACGTTGATGATGGCCTGTTGAGCCTCGGCGCACTCCAACGGCGTGCCGGAGGTCGGGTCAATCTTAAAAACTTGATAGCCGCCGAACAGAGTTTGGTTTACAACGCTATGAATGCTGTAAAACTGTTCAGCAACGAGGGGAATTCCGAGGTGAGAACGAAACTGGTCACTACCTTTCCACTTAACCGGGTCGACCCACGCGCGCAGCATAATTTCGGCGAGGTTCCAGCGCCCAATTAAACCTCGGGTAGCAATAAACTGCTCAGAGGCTTCGCGATTTAGATTCGCTTCCTTCAACATCGAAGGGTCATCGCGCAACTGGTCGACGAATGCAACCTCGGTGGCTACGATTGGAAGCGCAGTTTCGCCATACGGCACAGCGCCGGGCAGTTCTTGAATCCGCATCTGCCCTTTGTCTTCGAAATGCGGGCCTTTTGTGAGGTCGTTATCAGCCATGTACCTACGGTTCCTTCGTTAGTTGATTTGTAATGAGGGATTTGACCCCTCACATAAGGCAGATTTAGTCCGTTTCCTTAGCAAACAATGCCAGTTCCACACCCGTTGTCGCTGTACGGGTCCTCAGCCTGCGCTTGAGGGTGCAGTTTGCGCAGCCAGTTCAGGGTAGAAGCACTTTGCGGCGGGTTTTCGTTCTGATACCCGGTCGGCGCGGCCACAACCTGCGCGACGCAATCAGCAAAATCGTCATGTTTCCCCAATTTCGGCCACTTCACTAACTGCTGAACCATCTGTTGATATCCCGGCATGCCAGCAAAGAACCACAACCGCTTGGCGGTAAGCGGTCCTTTGACGGAACCGATGCGAATGAGTTTGGCGTTCTCGGCCTGCGACCCCTTTACCCACTCCAACGGCACCTTCTGGAGCCCCTTGGTGGCCGCGTGCGCCATGATGATGGTGTTGTAAGCCTCCCAGCCATTGAATCGCTCGTAATACATGATGTTGGGCCGGTGCTTCAACACCAGATTCACTGTGTTCTCGGCGACCTGCCCTGAGTCCCACGTTCCGAACAAGCAATCGAAAATAAAAATCTGCCCTTGAAACAGACGACATACGTAGAGCACAGAATTATCCTTGCCCGTTTGCCCCACATACGCAAGGTCTCCGACGATAAAAGTAAAACTCGACGCATACGGTGGGATTTGTTTCAAATCAAACAGCGTCTGTCCACCAATTAGCGTCTCTGTGAAAGTCTGTGACCCGGTTGCTATAGGCTTGTTCTCGTACTGGTTTGCAAAAAACTCAGTACCCAAGCGAATTTTTTCGCCTTCGAGAAACTCAAGAGTGTGCCCAATCGACCGACCGTCGTGTGTGCGGGTAGCAGGAAACAAAACACCCTTTGAACCGTTGTCTTCGAATCCTTGGCACGAGCATCCAATCACCGCGCACGGGGGCTGCAAAACATTTATGTCGTAGTTGTGATACACGTCAGTGTGTTCGCAGTTCTTGCAGCCGTGACTCCAGCAATCGCGAATCGAAAATTTCCAAATAGACCGACCGATGAGCCGTTCCTCTTCCTTCGCCATCTCCTGAATGCGCTCGTACGTATCGCCGTAGGAGTACCGAGTGCCAGTCATGACGATGTAGCCAGTTGGTTCCAGCACAGGGCATATGTCGATGTAGTCTTGATAGCATTTTTCAAGAGCCTTGACGCTGCGGTAATTCTGCTCATTCACAAGGTCGTCGATGAAGATGATGTCAAAGTGCGACCCGGCCTTAACGGTCTTCGCTGTGGAAATCGCGAAGGTCGGTTCAGCGAACGTCTCGATAGTCCGACAGGGGACGGTGAACTCGTGTGCGGTGCCCATCACCGCGTTGATGTCCTGAAACTTCTTGGTCTTCTTGTCCATCACGCTAATCAGACAGAACTCTGGAAATAGATACTCAAATAGCGGAGTGGGTTTTTCGAACACGCGCTTCAGACGCTGCAACTGGCGTCCCGCGAGTTTGTCTCCACCAGTGAGAAAGCATATACGGATGTTGGGGTAATTGAGAATGGTCTGAACCATCTCGACAATGATACTCGAAGTTTTGAACAAACCGCGAGGCCAGAGAATCATGAATTTTTTGGTTAGCTGGCTGAGGTCCGTAAATGAAATATTCTCGCCGGGTCGTTTCTGAATGAATTGACTGAAAAGAATTTCATGAGGGTCTGATTGAAAATCCATCCCCATGATAGGCGCGTACTCTTTCGGCAAGCCGAGAAGTTCAGCTTCTTTGTTTTCTTTTTCAACGAACCCAGAGAGGTACAAATGGAACTTGAGGCACTTCCAACGTCCGGTGTACCACTTTATTTTATCCTCAGTGCTTTTGGGTTCAAAATCGGCGAGCCACTGCTTAGGGAAATTTGAGAAGTTAATTGTTGCCTTGTATTTTTCGAGTTCTTCGGATGTCGGATTGCGGACCATAGGGCTGCTCCCCTCGGTTCTACTTCGTCATCATGATTCGTCCGGTCCCGGTCCACGATTTAATCGTCTTCATAATCGTAGTCACCGCTGACCCTATCGTTGTGGGAAGCGTGCCGTACGGGGCTGGTTTTTTCGCGTTCGGGTTTGCGGTCGGCACAAGAGTAGCCTTAGTAAATCAGTGATACTTGCACCGAGTCTCCGGTGGTGGTGCCGTCGATAAATATGCGGTCAGCAGGAATATTTTCACTTGCGATTTCAATCGAAGATTGCCCGGCCAATGAAAGAGCCGCGACGTACCGGGTAGATGATACGTTTAAGTCGCCGACATAAATGAAGTCGGTTCCAAGGGTCTGACTGCACTCCAAACGAACCGCGCGATAATGCTGAAACGGGCTGGCCGCAGTATTTCCGGCATCCGCTGTAGAACTGACGTTGGCATGGTTAAAGTAGAATCGAAACGAACCATTGACTGGATTACAGTCGATGACGGAAACTACCTTGCCGTTGAAATACGTCGCGGTCGTGAATCCCCACAGTGTGACTTGCTGTCCACCGGCGGGTCCGCCACCTTGAGCCGCCGCCCCGCGAGATGCGTTGATGCCGCCATGAATATCGAATTGAGAGCCGCTGCCAGAATTCGGAACCGGATATCCGTTAGGACCGTTGTACCCATTCGTTGGAAGATTACCTGCACCCAGCACGATGGTCGCAATGCCGTTCAGAATAGAAAAAGACTGAGCCGCAATAATCGGCCCGTGATAAACCGGAGTTGGTGTGCCTGCTGTGACTGCCACTGCGCCAATAGTACGCGGAACGCCCATCGGATGTTCTCCCTAAAAATTAAATTGTTGAGACGCGCTGTTTTTGATAGGCGTCATCTTGCTTCAGCGGCGAACGCGGAGCCGGTGGAATATCTCCCGGCGCTTTCGTTCGGTCAACTACATTCGCACCCTCAACAGTCATCGAGTTATTATCCTTGGCCGCTGGTTTGGGTGCCGCTGCTTTCTTTGCGGGCGCTGCTTTTCCCGGCATCGCGAGCGATTTCATTCCAGACGCCAT